GTGACATCGAAGCAATCCATGAGTTTTTTCAAGATAACTCAAATGCAATTGATAACTGCAAACGACCACACGGAATGAGACAAATTGCAGATTGCTTTGCACAAATACATGCAAAACTAGAGGAGGTATAACATGAAACATTTCTCAATGAACGACTTCAACTTTCCAGTTGAACAACAACCAATCCACGACCAGCTTGGCAATATCATTGCTGGTCATCAAGCTGTTGTGCGTACCGACACCGATCAGGTGTTGGGCGTACACGGATCACGCTACAAGATTGTATCACACGATGATGTAGTCAACTCAGTTCTCGACGGAGTAAAGTCAGCAGATCTATCAGACGATTATGAAGTAAGCGTCGATGTGCTTGAAGACGGTCGCAAGCTAAGAGGTGAGATACTATTTAATAATCTTACTGTTGAACCAGCAGTCGGTGACTACGTTAAGTTCCGAGTAAGCTTCTTCAACAGCTATGATGCATCTTGGTCCTTCTCTCAGCAAGCCAATGGCTTACGGCTATGGTGCCTCAATGGTTGCACCACACCCGACACAGTGGCGCGTAGTAGATACAAGCACACTGCATCGATCAACGTAGAAGGTGCAGCAGCCAAGGTAATCAATGGCCTTGAGCATTTCAAATCACGCAAAGATGTGTGGCAAAGCTGGATGCAAACCAAGCTAGAGCAACCACAGATCGAGAACTTCTTTAAGAAGACTGTCTGCAAAGCATTCACACGCCAGCAGTCAGTCACCAAGACCAATGAAAAGCAACTAGAAAACTTGCTAAGTATTTGGAACGACGAGCGCAGCAGCCTCGGCTCTAACAAGTGGGCACTGTACAACTGCCTTACTTACTGGGCTACGCACACACAAGATCTACGCAAGCCAGAGATTGCTAAGTACAATCGTGAGCTACAGATTGCTAGCGCAATGAAATCAAAACAATGGACGGAGATGGCATGATACGAGGAGAAGTATACAAAAAGAAAAGCGCTTGGTGGTTTAGCAAGCAAAGAGATGGCAGCGCAATAGTGCTGTCAACTAAACACAGAACGCAAAGATCAGCTATTCAAGAAGCTGAGAACTCACTCAATGAAGGTTACATAGATGACCTTAATATTTACAACAGTAAAGGAGAACTACAATGAAATACAAGATTGAAAAAAATATTCCATTACCCAAACAAATTGGATGGGGAAAATGGTCTTTAATAGCTAACGAAATAGAAGCTGGTGATAGCGTTTTTTTACCAGCAGAATCTAAAAACGAAGCGTTATCTTTATGTCAAACATTAAGAAGAAGGAATTATAAGCCTGTAACTAGAACAGTTGATGGCGGCATTCGCGTTTGGGCAATGGAGAAATAAAATGAGAATGAGTAAACAACACTATGAATTTATTGCAGACACGATTGGGCCAATGGTAGGTTGGCCCTCTCACCTGCATTCAATAGCTGATGAGCTAGAAAAAACTAACCCACGTTTTAATCGTGAGAAGTTTTTGCAACGTGCAACCAAAGCTTGGGAGGACAACCATGACATACCAGATGTTGATGACCACATCCCTTATTGAATGCCCAGAGTGCTACGGTCATGGCACTCTCACTTACACCAGATTTATTAGGCAAGGTTTCGATGTCGATGTAGGCTACGAAGAAGAATACAAAGACACTTGCTGGAACTGCAATGGTGACTGTGAGATTGAGATCGAACCAGAGGATCTTGACAACGACGAGTGACTTGCTGCATTAGTGCAGTATGAAGTCATATCTAAGATACTTACAAGACAGAGCAGACGAGACAAACATCTCGCTGCTTACCTCTTTCAAACGAGCAAGCGTACCAACATCAACTTACTATCGCTCAATCAATGGAGATACAGAACTAAGATATGATACCGCAGTGAAAGTAATTAATGCTATCGAAGAACTTCACTCGATACAACAAGCCCGTCAGCATACCGAAGGACTACGAGCTTCTGGTCAAGATGTTAACAGACGCTCGGTTAGAGCTAAGTTTAAGCCAAGAAGCATTAGCTCATAAGATTGGCTGTACTGTATCACTCATCCACAAGTGGGAAGCGCATAAGCGTTTGCCTTCTGGGTTTATGCTTATGTGCTGGCTGGATGCGTTAGAGTATGACATCGAAGTCAAAAAAAGGCAGCGCGATTGATTGTATTGCATGCCAAACAACAACCACTTGGTTCGTTGCAATACTTAAAAACAATAGCGCAGCTACTTACGAAAAGCATTGGTATGTCTGCCTTCATTGCTATGAGGAGGACAAATGGCAAACCGTAACAAGAACAAAGGAACTTACCACGAAAAGTGGTTCGTCGATTGGCTCACGAAAGCGGGTATCAAAGCGAAAAGACAGCCCCTCTCAGGCAGCTTGGGAGGAGAGTATTCAGGCGACATCAAGCTCGAACTCTTCGGACAAGAACTGGTGGGAGAAGTAAAGTATAGGGACAAGTCTAACTTCCCTAGCCCATTCACAGTATTAGATAAGCGAGACATTGCTTTCTATAAAAGACGGACGGGAAGTCCGCAAACATTAGTCATAATGACTGGTGAACAATTTTTAACCCTTATGGAGAACGCAAATGCCATACAACCAAAGCAAGATCGGATACCAACAGAATAGATCCAGTAAGCAAGCAGCTGACTTTAATAAAGATGGCAAGCTAACGATCCGTTACCAAGTCCTTGAGCTATTCAAAGAGCATGGTGAACTTACTAATGAGCAAGTCTCTCAGCTTCTTAATAGGCCAGAGATTTCAGTCCAACCCAGAATCAGTGAGCTAAAGAACGCAGGGATCATTCATGATTCAGGTAAGAAAGCTATGGGTAAGTGGGGAACGTCAATTACAATCTGGAGCTACGATGAAAAAGCCACAATCACTAGGTAATGCAGTAGCCAGCAGCGTCTGGGATGCACATATTACAAAAGCCACAAGCTCACCGCACTACGCTAGAGAATACAAGAAGTATAGTTATGTGCTCGATGAGTATGAGATTATGGCCAAGCGTATCAAGAACGGTGAGCCTGTTGGTGAGAGCTATCTCAAAGGTAAGCAGAAAGAAAAGCTGCTTGAGCTAACTGATCTTACTCACGCTGACTTCAAAAAATACCTTGAGTAAGCTGCAAGTATGCAGTAATCTAACCCATATAATAAAAGGAGAACTCAATGGAACGTAAAGGTTTCATAGGCGGCAGCGACTGCGTAAAAATTATGAATGGCGACTGGCTTGAGCTATGGCAGATCAAGACTGGTCGCGTAGAGTCAGATGACTTGTCTCGCAATATTGCAGTACAACTTGGCAGCTTTACTGAAGACTTCAATCTGAAATGGTTTGAGCAAGAGCACAGCTGCGTGCTGTCTGGTCATCAAGAAGAACTAGAAGATATGATCGGCACCGTGCCAGCCAAGGGCATGATCGATGCTCGCTGGGGATCTCGCATTGTCGAGGCCAAGCACACCAACCCATATAAAAATATAGATGACGTCATCGAATACTACATGCCCCAGATACAATTGTACTGCTACCTGTCAGATGCAGATGGCGCATACTTCTCAGTAATCTTTGGCAACAGCAAATGGGAATCAACCTATGTCTCGTATAACCACAAGTATTTCAATTCTATGTGGGCGGTGGTGTCAGACTTCTGGGGTTACGTTGTACGCGACGAAGAACCGATTGGTATTCAAACGCCAGACATCTCCATTGACAAGGTTGAGGTGGACAACATGGTCAAGCGAGACGCCAGCACAGACAACCAGTTCATCGACGCAGCAATTACCTACATCGGTGGGTACGAACAGAACCGCGTGTTTGAGAACGCAAAAAAAGATCTCAAAAACATGGTCGGTAGCAATGAACGAGAAGTTTACTGCGACTACCTTACAATCAAACGAGACAAGCGGGGATCACTCCGCATAACAAGGAGAACCAACAATCTAGAATGGTTTGAACTTGAACATGCGAGACAAGCGGGGATCACTCCGCATAACAAGGAGAACCAACAATGACTAATAACCTCAACATCTGGGACAAGCTGGCCTCTTCAGACCCCAAATATCTGAAGAAGGTCAGCTTCGGCAGCCGATCATTCACCGCCATCGACCCACAATACCAAGTCAGAAAGATGACTGAGCAGTTCGGGCCAGTCGGTGAAGGCTGGGGTTGGCACAACACAACAGAGATTGTGCCTGTGAGCAACGGAGACAGCGCTGTGTTAGCGCATGTTACTGTTTGGCATGGTACCCCAGCAAATTCATTTGGCCCCTTTACAGGGTGCCGTAAGTTCTTTGATGCAGCCAAGGATCGTATGGCCGAGGATGCACCGAAGATGGCTATCACTGATGGCCTAACCAAAGCACTGTCGCACATTGGCTGTGATGCTGACATCTTCTTAGGTAAGATGGATGGCAACAAGTACGATCAAGATAGTGGTAACAAGAGCAGTGGCTGGTAGTCACACAATACAGGAGCCAGAAGCATGGCAGAATATGACGATACAAATAGAGGCGCAGCCTTCACACCATTCCCAACGCAGCAGATGATCTTGCAAGGCAAGGTCAACGTCGAAGGCGTAGATTCAAAAGTAGTTCTTGTCAAAGACCAGACCAAAGACGGTCGTGGTATTGTCGAGGTCTATCAGAAGATGGCTGTAATGTTTGACAACGACAAGAAGGGCAATGATGCAGCACCCGATTACTCTGGTCCAGTTGGTGAAAACAAGCGGATTGCTGGGTGGAGACGCATGAAAGATGGTAAACCTTATATGTCTTTTCAAATAAGCGACAAGCAACAAGGCCAACAAGCTGCATCTTCCCCATTGCAAGGTGATAGCATTCCGTTCTAAGCTAGGCTTAGTTCTCCCGAGGAGCGTCCTGCCCTCCCTCACAACTGCCTCGCTTAGTCAGATCACTCTGCATAGCGGGGCTTTTTTTTACCCAAAGGAAACAACATGGAAACATGGGAAGAAATGACGCAACGTCACAAGCAAGAAAAACTACAGCTAGTAAAAGCATTGGCGCAATCTCGCTGCACTCAAACACAAGCAGCAAAAATCCTTGACGTAAAGCTATCTGGTCTGAATAATTTCATTCATCGCAACAACATATTCTGGCCTGTCGTAGAGCAAGGAAGAAAGCAATGAAGATACACCCCGCACATGAAGTAGAGTTAGATTTTCTCAAGCGAAGAGTTGATACGCTAATCGATGAAGAAAACAGAACTGATCCACACCCAAATGTAAAACAAGACCTATGGGCAGCACGTTCTGAACTAAACCAATTCGTAAACAAACTAAGAAAAGAGGGCTATCACATATGAATGAGAAACTACTAGCCGCAATGCTTGAGGACGCAAAGCAAGTTAATAAAAGAGCTAGAGAGAGAGACGGGCAAAGCCGATTTCTAAAACAAAACAATACTGATTATTATATGGGCGGCAAAGATGCCAAGCCAGAAACAAAAGAAATAATTAGACTAGCTTTAGAAGGCAAAGACAAAGACTCTATATGCAGACGCATGTCCTTCATGGGATACAGTCGCGCCTTAACTATAAAGACTTTATCTCGTCACTCAGATAAAATTAATAACGCTAAAGCATTAGCTCAAAGTGAGGGCCATCAATGAATGGCCTTCGACCCTGCTCTCTACGTCTATCAATGTAAGCATTCATAGCCTCTTCCATTGTGCCTTCCCACTTACGAATATCAGGTACATGCCAAGCTGCTCCCCAGCGTACAGCCACACCAGCAGCTTCGGCACCTTCCTTCATAGCATCAGCCAAATCGTCATACAGATTAAGCTCCCAAGAACCACGGCCCTCAATGTAAGCCATCAGATCAACAGCCAATCCATCTAAGTGCTTTGACTTCATGGTCTGACTAGCGCCCTTAGCTACTAATGCTTTCTGCATTTCTAAGGTACGCAAGCCTTGAATAACTCCGAAGTCTGTCTTCGTTGCTGTGATTGCAAACTTAACTACAGAAACCATGCGCTCATCTACGCCCTGCATTCTATCAAGGCTGCGCTGCGATAATTTAAAACTCATTTCTTTAACCCCTTCATGGTTCGTATACCAAAGCTTGCAGCAATAGAGGCATACATTCCCCACTGCACCCAGAGCGGTGTGGTTTCTAAGTTAGCAAAGCCAACAGCCATTACATCCTGCATAGAAGGAATAAAGTTCATGCAAAGAATAGCTACAAAAACTATAGTCCATAGCTCATCTTTCCAACTATCCTTCGATGCTTCGATAGCTGACTGCTCCCAGTCCATCTCACCAGTAGCTTGCTTGAGTTTGATCTCCGCATTAGCCTTCTGGACAGCAGCCTTACCGTCTAGGTAACTGGTTGCTAGCCCACCTAATGCACCTACAATCTGACCAATCATTTCTCAGACCCTACCCAAACTGCAAACGCACCAGTCATAGCGCCAGTAACAACACTAATCAAAGCACTCTGTTGTGTAGTTAAATCAGGCTGACTTAACGCCCACTCAATGCAGCGAATGTACATCAATGTCATAACCAACATCATCAAACGTGGCATAATCTTCCAAGCAAGTATCTTTTCCATAGCTATAGTCATATCTAAACCTCTATATTTATGTTCGTTCCCTGTGGTCTATCAGCAGTGGTCTTAGTGCCGAACCTATCATAACCCTTGCCTAAATCCAACTTCTGTTCTCTGAGAGCTTCTAAGTGAGTGTGGTTAGCCCTGTGTTCTTTAGCTACCATCTGCTCTGCAAGGTGCGTCTCGATACGTTCACGAGTTTGTGTTTGCTGGTGAATATCACTGCTAATATTGAAGGGTGAAGATCCAATGCCACTAACACCGTCAGACATTACCACCACCCAGCGCCAAGACCAGTCAACCATGTGCCGCCTACTATAATAGCAGCCAACATTATCAACAACAGCACAACCAACATCGTTTCAAAGAAAGCAGCCTTGCGCTCTTGCTGCCGGTACAGCGTTTCTTCTCGCTCTTTCTTAATCTTGCGACGAAGCTCAACCATCTCGCGCCATGTGCCATAGCCAAACCTGTTATTCAGCATTTGCTGCAAGTCTTTTTCTTGCTCGGCCAGTTTCTTCTGGTGAATAATAATCTGCAAGGCTTCTTGCTCTACAGATCCAGAAGCAAACAGCTTGGTAAAGATAGGCGGGTTCTTACGTTGTTGTTCCGCTCGGCCAAGATCTGCCGCAGCCCCGTACCATTTACCCAGTTGACCCGCTACATCTTCTAACTCACGGCCCGCATACACCAGCTTCTTAATCATATTGTAGCTGGCTGTCGCTGTGGCGATAGCTGTCATTGGATCAATCATGCGTCCTTACCTACCTTAACGTAAGAAAAGCATGGAGCTTTATACGGCACACGAACTGTATATGGATAATACTTATAAATCCCAGAAGGGCACCGATATATGCAAGCAGTGTAAAGATGACCATAAGTCATCACGCCCACCGCTATGCTGGTGAGCGCACAGATCATTAGCCGATCATGTTCATGCGAAGAAGCAGCACAATAATAAAGCCAGATGTACCAATCATAATAGCTTCAAGGCGCTTCACGCGATTAAACAAATCTTTGAACTGGATTTCCATTTCAGTTTTAATAGCCACGATGTCTTTCTCCAAACCATCGATGCGCGTGTGAGCCGATGATACTGTGCGCTTGTCCATTTATTTATTCCTCTTGAGCAGCCGCATAAGCAGCCTTAACCGCGTCACTGAATACTGGAGTACAGATAGCAGCAACATCAGCATCTTCTGCTGAGAGATCAGCATCAGGCATTACCACATGACGGTGAAATGTACGGCTGATTTCTGTGCCATCCTCTGAGATGATAGTCGCAGTGCGTACTTGCACCGATGACCAATCACCTTGGTTAATGACTTCGATCTTGTCGTTTACTGTTGTTTTAGTCAGTGCCATGTTTACCTCCTTGGCTGGACTGTCCACGCACTAGGCGCATTAAGCTGTGATTTCCTTGATAACTCCGCCAGTAATCCAAATATTTCCAGCAGGATATGCTGCTGCCGTAATTGACTTTGGATTAATGTTCGAACGAGACAAAACCCTAACAGCAAAGCTGGTGCTTGGCGAAGGCTCTTCTGCTTGAGACCGACTGATTGCGGAAACGAATGCCTCCATCTTATTGTCGGCAGTGGTTACGATTGCCCCTGAGTTGTTTACCCATTGCAGATCAAAGCCAGTAGGTCCAGGGTTTCTGATTTGACATTGATAACCGATGCCAGCAATCCCTCCACCCGATGTTACTTGAATATCAAAGTCATTTACGTCTCCGTCTGTGAACGTCACTGGAAGCAATCCCCCAGAAAATGTGCCGATAGTGACGCCTGTGCTTCCCGTCAAAACAGAAAAGCTAGTGTTCCACCGAATACGGGCTGAGTGTTTTTTTGGCTTCGCTTTGAAGAAATGGATGCGAGCAGATGTGCTGCTTGTTTGCTGGAACTGCGCAGCCCACTCACCAATCTCAACCGATCCGATTTGTTGCACAATACCAATAGCATTTGGTGTGTCTGGAAATGTTATATCTAAATATCCAGATGCGTTCCATGCTGCGGTAAACGGTTCTGTATTGTTTGGATCATGTTGCCAAACTCCTCCACTTGACCGATAGACGTTAGCCATAGAGTCTCTATAAAGCTGAATATCGCTGTAAGTAACACCAACAGAGCACCCAAGACGCAGACCTGTCTGTGCAAGAGTTTCGTCGAGAGCAGCAATCAAACCGCCAACGTATTGACCGCCAATATCATGATGAACCCTAATAACACTGTCGGTTGTTTCAACCTCAAGCCCAGCCCCTGCCGAGTTATTGAAACCAAGAGGCTTATGAGAACTGTCGTCGATCAACTTCCACCAGTTGTAGGCATCTGACTGATCTCCGTTATTACGGATAGCACCAAGCTGCATTAGTGGAATAGTGTTATCGACCATCCTGTTATTAACTTTGGTCAGAGCCATTTTATTTTCCCCGTATTAAGAAGTCATGTAGACCACATAAGCAAACATGCGGTTTGTATTTGCGGTTGCAGCTAAGGAAGTTACTGGTGCTTTTGCACTAGAGTTTGCTGTTGTATTAATAGTAAAATATGTTTGGGATGAGCTTATATAATAAATCGCCTCACCCAGAGAAGTTCCAAAATTATACGCCAACCCAAGTTTGCCAGAGTTTTCTCCGCTGCAAGAGTATGGCAACCCACCAATGCGAAGATCACCAGAGCCACCAGAAACTACGTCTGTCCCAAGCTCAAATCGAGCAACTACAATATTACCGATTTTAGTGTATTTTCCAGACTGCACATCGTAAGTCACAGTCGGATTGCCAGTCGAACCTAAGTATTCAGGCGTCCACGTCCCCTCTTCATAGTCATCGAACAGTTCACTTGTGCCAGTGCCAGAGGTGGCAGAGAAGTCGATGCCATACCCATTATCGAATGCAATGTTTGCCGCAGATACGTCAAGTGTGCCAGCTTGGAGTATTCGCAGACGTTCAATTCCAGCAACCGTAGTGATTAAATCACCTGTACCCTGTTTGTTAAGGACACCGTTGCCTGACGCATCTACGCCATACAATATGCCATTGCCAGCCCCAGCACCCAGCATACCGTTGGAGACTTGAACGTAGTTGGCGTTTGCCCCAGCCTTGTAGAATGTGGCTTGATAGTTTGCAGCAGCACCTACTGCAACAGAGGTTGAGGCGTAAACTGTATTAAATGTCCCTGTTGTAGCACTTAGTGCAGCCGTTGAACTTGCGCCAGTAACCGTTAAAGTGCCTTCTACATCCACATCATTGAATGTTGGGTTACGGCCAAAGATGCCGCCTTGCTGTTTGATCGTCATCTGATCGCCTCCTTAAAATTCTACTTCGCCATTTGGAATACGGCGGGCGGTAAACGTGTTGTTGAAGTCAGACGAAACATCCAAAGCCTTTGAGCCTACAGACTGTTGCGTTGCCCTGATTTCATACGATCTGGTCAAACCTGTTGCGCCAAGATCAACAGTGAAATCAAAAGGGAAAGACTGGGTTGTCACGCCATCTGCGTTGTATGTACTTTTTGCAAGGTCAACAGCATTGGTTACATCGTAGAGTGAAATGACCACCTCAACATCTGCATCAAGAGATGTCATGGTGAGTTGGCCTTTGATGTTGAATGTTGCAGGATAGTTGACAGTATAACGACCTGTTGTTGTGTCGAAGCAGTCCTGCAAGTCTTTGTCGATTTGGTTAAAAATGATTGCGGACACGCTGTTGAACACGCTTTGGGCGCTGTCTTTGTGAGCCAGCACGGTAGAAGTGTCTTTGAACCCAGACTGTTTGACCTGACCAGCATAGCCAAAGTTGTCGAAGTTCACATTGCGAACCTGACAGTTCTTCAAATCGGCATTTGTTCCACTGATTTTGAAAGCAGTGTATGGGTTGTTACCAGACGTTGCTCGAATAACTGCTCCGTCAATATCTACGTTTGCAATCGTAAAAGACGATGCGTCAAACTCAATACCGTTGGTCGCCGTATAAGTGTCGTTGTTGTAAAACTGAACATTTCGACCACGAAACATTTTGACGCCAGTAACAAGAACAGATTTCTTTTTGTTGTTTTCAAAGCTGGTGTTTTGAAGATCAACAGTTTGACCCAAGCCAGATTGGCCAACAACAAAAAATGCCACGTTTTCATTAAGCGTAAACGCACACTGGTGCATTGAAAGGATTTGGCCTTTCCATTTCATCCCGCCAGAAGGCGGTGTAGATGATGCATCATTGGTTCCACATGCCTGCACAAAGACATGATCCATCTTCATAAACGAAAATTCGTTGAAGCCACTGTCGCCTGCTGCATCAATGCCCCATCCTGAACAGTTCTCAATGCGGACTTGTTTCATGTTAACCATGTTGGAGCCGTCATTGTCACCAACAATACAGGGAATACGGATGCCCGTTCCCGTCATACCATCAATGTGAACCTGTTCGATTTCAACCATGTAAGATGTGATAATCTTTATGGCAATTTGTGCTGTTTCAGCAGTAGTGCGGATAACTTTAAAGCCCCGCAAAACAGCACCCATTAAGAAGTTTGTTCCAGCAACACCGCCAGCCTTAATGTCAAACATTGGTGCAGATGATACTTGGTTGTCAAAGATCGTCTTGCCAATGCCATCACCAATAAGCTGCGGCCCCTGATTAAATGTGCTTGTTGCTGCACTCTCCATGTCAATCGTGCTGGTGATGACGTAGGTTCCAGCAGGAACATAGACAGGACGCCCTGCTGCTGCATCAATCGCAGCCTGAATAGCCGCAGTGTCATCCGTCACGCCATCACCGACAGCACCGAAGTCTTTGACCGATACAGTCTCTTGCAGCTTGCTTGTCAGTGTACGATCCTGTGCGCCAGTGCCGCCTTGGTTGTAGGTCACAACATCAGGATCAGTTGTTAGCGAAGTAACAGCATTACCAACAATAAACTCAATGGCAGAGTTTAAGGGTGGGGCTTCTGAGAATGTCAGCGTAGAACCACTGATCGAGAACGTGTCTTTGTTTTGATAAACACCATCGATGTAAACTTGGATATTGTTCTTAGAGCCAGCCGCTTCTGTAGTGCTAAACGCAACTATAGTACCGTCACCAGTGTGGCTTGCTTTAGTATAGTTAGCCCCAAGTACGCTGCCTGTTAGTAAGTCGCCAGCAGCTTGCACTTGGATGTCGCCTTCAGTATCAAAGCTAAGAAGCTTGTCAGCGCGTGTAGCAGCGTCAGGAAGCAGCAAGTTAGCTGCCGCAGGGTCATAGT